AGGTTATTGTCATTTTCCTATAGAGCAGGAAAAAGGGTATGATGAATACTATTTTAAAGGATTAACAAGTGAGAGAAGAGTTTTTAAGTATTCAAAAGGCCAACGTAAACAAGTATGGGTTAAGAAAAGTGGTACCAGAAATGAAGCATTAGACTTAAGAAATTATGCTTCAGCAGCAGTGGAGATATTAAATCCAAACTATGAGTTACTGATTAAGAGAAAAGACAATAATGAAGACATCTATTTGCCTCAACAAAAAAGAACCTCTAAACCAAGAAGAGGTGTTGTAAATAAAGGAATTCAACTTTAGAAGGTGGTTTCTATGGAGAATGTAAGACTAATGCAAGCAAAAGAACGATTAAAGGCCTATTATGAAGCCGAGCTCGCTATTTTAAGTGGGCAAGAATACAAAATAGGTACACGAAGTCTAAAAAGAGCAGACTTAGGTGAGATTAGAAGGGCCATAAAAGATTTAGAGCAAGTATGTGATGAATTAGAAGCAAAAGCAAAAATTGGTGCAAGAAGAAGGGCTTTTAGAATTACACCAAGAGACTTATAGGGTGGAGAGGTGGTGCTTATGAGCTTTATCGATAAAACAATAAACTATTTTAGTCCTCAAAGAGCATTAAAAAGGGAAGTAGCTAGAAAGAAAGTCCAGATTCTTAATTCTGGTTATTCGGGAAGTGGAGCAAGCCATAATAAAAAGTCTATGCGTGGATGGTCAGAAGTAAGTAAGGATCCTTACAGTGACATTGATAAAAACCTTCCAACATTAAGGAGTCGTTCAAGGCAATTATTTATGAATGCTCCTATAGCTACATCAGCCATAAAGACCAATCGAACCAATGTGGTGGGGCAAGGACTAAAACTAAAAAGTAGATTAGACATTGATAAACTTGGATTAACTCAAGAACAAGCTGATATGTGGGAAAAGAATACAGAACGAGAGTTTAATTTATGGGCAAAGTCCAGATGGTGTGATGCAACTAGACTAAATAACTTCTACGAACTACAACAGATTGCTTTGATTTCTTGGTTAATGAATGGAGATGGATGGGCTTTAATTAAGAATCAAAGGGTTACAAGTTACATGCCCTATTCCATAAATATTCATTTAGTAGAAGCTGATAGAATATCAACACCAGAACGAATTAATAATGATGAGATAAGCTATATTGACGAAGGCAAAAAGAAGCTTAAGAATGGAAATATTATTAGTAATGGCGTTGAAATAGATAAGAATGGGGGAGTTGTAGCTTATTGGTTATGTAATAGTTATCCTGATGATTACAGTAGTGCATCTAAAAAATGGGTAAGGATTGAAGCCTTTGGCAAAACAACAGGCAACCCAAACATCTTGCAATTAATGGAATCTGAAAGATGTGAACAGTATAGGGGTGTTCCCTATTTATCACCAGTTATTGAGGCATTAAAACAAGTAAGCAGATACACAGAAGCTGAATTGACAGCAGCTGTTGTGACTGCTTTTTTTACTGCCTTTATTAAGCAAGAAGATTCGAGAGCAGAAGTTGCTTTTGGAGAATCTATCCCAGAAGAAGAAAGAGTGGATGATGTTGACCCAAATTCTTATGAGTTGGGAGCAGGAACCATTAATATCTTAGGACCTAATGAAGATGTTGTCATTGCAGATCCTAAAAGACCAGCTAGTGGTTTTGATCCATTTGTTAAAGCTATATTGAAACAAGTGGGAGCGGCTTTAGAGATACCATTTGAGCTATTAATCAAGTCATTTGAATCTAGTTATTCAGCAAGTCGTGCAGCATTACTTGAAGCTTGGAAGGCTTTTAGAATGAGGAGGATTTGGTTTGCAGATGATTTTTGCCAACCAATCTATGAGATATGGCTAAGTGAAGCAGTTGCAAGAGGAAGAATAAAGGCTCCAGGATTCTTTAATGATCCTTCAATAAAAAATGCCTGGTGTGGTTCAGAATGGATTGGACCATCTCAAGGGCAAATAGATCCAGTTAGAGAAGTTAATGCATCCATATTAAAAGTTAATAATGGATTTAGTACTAGAGAAAGAGAAACTATGGAACTTACGGGTGGTAATTTTGATGATAATGCTATTCAAATGGCAAGAGAAAACAAGCTGATTAATGAGGCTAATAAACAAAAAGGAGATGAGTTCACTGAGTAATATTAATAAGTTTTGGGAGTTTAAAAACAGTACGGATTCAGAATCAGAATTAATTTTATATGGACAGATTGCGTCTAATCGTCCTTGGTGGGATGAGTCAGAAATGGTAGTACAGAATGAGTTTATTTCTGATTTGAATAATCAACAAGGAAGAAATATTAGATTGAGAATCAATTCTGTTGGTGGGGATGTATTTGCTGCTCATACGATGCTCACCAACCTTAAGCTTTATAAAGAAAAGTATAATGCAACCATCATTTCACAGATTGATGGCTTAGCAGCTAGTGCCGCAACCATTCTTATGTCGGGTGGTGACATTATAAAGGGACCTGTATATGCGAATGTAATGTTTCATGACCCAACTATGTTATTACAAGGCTGGTATGACGGGGAAGATATTCAAAAGGCCTATAATGCTTGGAATAGCATAAAAGATTCTATAATTAACGCCTATTCTCTTAGATTCAATATGTCTAAGGAAGAAATTATTAAATTAATGAAAGCTGAAACTTGGTTAACCGGAGAACAGGCCAAAGAAAAGGGCTTCTTTGATGAAATAATGTTTGAAAAGGCTTCAAATAAAGAAGTTGAACTAGAACTTTCTAATGACAATAAGTATTTATTTGTAGCAGGAGTGAAACACGATTTAAGTAGCTTTAAAAACAGGCCTAACATTCCAAATCTAGTTACTACACAGCCATCAATTCAAGTAAATAATGTGGCTGTTAATAATAAACCAAATAATCAAGGAGGTAAGAGCATGGAAATTAAAACAGTAGAGGAACTAAGAAATGCATACCCAACTCTAGTGAATCAAGTCATAGAGTCTGCTAAAGTGGAAAGTGTTAAGAATGAAAGGGAAAGAATCAAAGCGATAGACCAAATTTCTAATACCCTGGATCCACAGCTTGTAGAAAATGCAAAATATGGAGAAAATCCAATGAATGCACAAGATTTAGCTTTTCAAGCATTGCTTAAAGACCAAAAGAAAGGCAGCGAGTATTTAAACAGTGTTCAAGAAGATATTAAAAATTCTGGAGTCAATAAAGTGGAATCAAGTCCTAATCAACCGAATGATGTAAAAGATGAAGCAGCAGAAAAAGAAACAATTAATTCAATGGCAGCAGGAGCTAATCAAAGGAGGGAACAATAATGAATGATTTATTCAAAGAATTAGGTAGTAACGAACCTGACAATCTCATTGCTGGTCAAGATGTAAAAATTTTATTAAAAGGCGTTACTCTAGCAGCAGGACAAGGCGTTCTGAAAAGGGGAAGTGTAATTGGTATTGTTACTGCTAACGAACAAGGGAAATTATGTGAGTCTTCTGCAACTGATGGTAGTGAAGTAGCAAAGTTTATTCTTACTGATGAAGTTGATACGACATCAGAAGCAGTCGTTGCTCAGTGTTTCAAAACAGGAATTTTTAATCGTAACGCTTTGATTTTTGGTGGAACAGACACAGCAGAAGAACATGAAGATGAACTTAGAAAATATGGTATTCATCTAAAAGATACTATTTCATATTAAGAGGAGGAAACGAAATGCCTAATGCTATTAATATTTATTCAACTAGAGAAATGATGAAGGCTATCAACTTAATGAAGCCAGCACACACATTTTTAAGAGATACTTTTTTTAATCGAACTATAACTTTTGTAACCAATGAAATTGATGTGGATTTTAAAAAAGGTAAAAGGAAAATGGCACCATTCGTTGCACCAAGAGCTGGTGGTATTGTAATGGATAGACAAGGGTACAAAACCAACAGTTATAAGGTGCCCAAAATTGCACCAGAAAGAATTACAACAGTTGAGGATCTATCAAAAAGATCAATGGGTGAATCTATTTATAGCACAAAAACACCTGCCCAAAGAGCAGCAGAAATCACTGGCCAGGACCTTGCTGAACTTGATGAATATATCACTCGTAGAGAAGAATGGATGTGTAGAGAAGTTCTTATCAATGGTAAGGTAATTATGAAAGGCATCATTGATGATAGGACAGATAATACAGTAGATGAAGTTGTAGATTACAATATGACTCAAAAAGAAACTTTATCAGGAAGTGACGCTTGGACGGATTCAAGTAATTCAGATCCCCATGAAGATTTGAAAAAATGGAGACAAGCAATCATAAAATCTACTGGTAAGAGTCCAAACGTTGTTGTAATGGCTTCTGATGTAGCTTCAGTGTTTATCAATCATCCAAAAGTACAAAAGATTAATGACATAAGCAGATTTAACTTTGGAATGATTCAACCAGCTATTAAGAGTCCAGCTGTAACACTTATTGGTTATTTAGCAGACTTAGGTTTAGAAATTTATCAATATGATGAGTGGTTTATTGATGATGAAGGCAATGAACAACCTATGATGCCAGAGAAACATTTGATTATGGGACGTACAGGAATGGCCAAAAGATTATATGGTGCTATTACTCAAATAGAGGACAGCAACTTTGTAACTATTGAGGGTATGAGAATACCTAAAATGTATGTGGATTCTAAAAATGATACAACTAATCTTAGATTATCATCTAAACCATTGCCAGCTCCTGATGATATTGACGATTGGTATGTAGCAATTGTGTGTTAGGGGGGATGACCTATGGTAGAAGTTATTAAATGG